CATTTGATGGCGGAATTGCAACAGAAGCGTTTGCTTAATAATCTGTTATAATATGAACATAGACCTACGGAGGAATAAATAATGGCAACAAGAATGCAACAGCGTAGAGGTACCGCATCACAGTGGATATCTTCTAACAGCGGTGATGGTCCAATCCTAAATGCTGGAGAAATCGGCTGGGAGTCAGACACAAACAAGTTTAAAATTGGTGATGGTGTCTCTTACTGGTCAGCCCTTACATACTTCGTAGATGCAACAGATGTTGTTGCAGCAGCCCTTGGTGGTTATGTATTAAGTTCAACAATTGGAGCAATCTCTGGTATAGCAGGTCTTAATGCAGATCAAAACGTCAAAACAAAAAGTGCTATTGAGTTTGAAGGCGCAACAGCAGACGCATATGAGACTATCCTTGCAGTAACAGACCCAACTGCTGATAGAACAATTACCCTTCCAAACGTAGATGGTACAGTTATTACAACTGGAAACCTTTCAGACATTACAAATATTGGAGTATTTACTTCAACTATTACAATGGAAGGTTCTAGCGCAGATGATAACGAACTTACTATTTCAGCAGGAAACCCAACCGCTGATCGGACAGTAACATTCCCTGATGCAACAGGTACTGTTGCTCTTACAAATAACAAGTTGGATGCATTTGCAGCAACTACTTCAGCAGAACTTCGTGGAGTTATCTCAGATGAGACTGGTACTGGCGGACTTGTTTTTGCTGATACCCCAACACTTGTAACACCAGTCATTGGTGCTGCAACTGGTACATCTCTTGCACTCTCATCAAATGATCTTAATGTTGGTAGCCAGTCTGCTGGATTAAGAACAACAGATGCATACACAAACCCAATTGGTGTATTTTCTATTGATTCAGATTCTGACTATGCACAACTAGTAGTTAAAAACACTGGTGTTGGCGCAAACGCTTCATCAGACGTAATCGTTTATGCTGCTAATGGATCAGATGCTTCTGGCTGGATAGATATGGGAATTACGTCACAATCATTCTCAGATCCAGAGTTTACAATTACGGGCGCAAATGATGGATACATCTTTATGGAAGCCCCAGAAGTATTTACAGAATCAGTAACAGTCAAATCATTAACAGACAACGTAGCAACACTAACTATTGGACCAAACGACTTTAGAGTTGGAATGCCAGTAACTGTAACAGGTGTTGACGCAACATTTAACGGTACATATACAATTACAGCCAGAACATCTACAACATTTAGTTATGCTAAAACAGCATCTAACGTGTCAACAGAGGCATGTTCAGGTACAGCAGTTGCTGGTGTGACAGGAGCAGGTAATCTAGTTATTGCAACAGGTGCCAATGGTACACATAACCACATTGTTTTTGCTGCTGGAGGTCTATCTTCAGATAATACACAGATGACTATCTTCCCAGACGAAAATGTTCACATTGAAATTGCAACACCTTCAACATCTCCTACAACAGGAGCATTAACAGTAGTCGGTGGAGTTGGTATTTCTGGAGATATGAACATTAACGGTAATGTGGCTATTGAAGGAACAATTACCTTTGGTGGTGGTGGAACGACTGTAGAGACAGCAAACCTAGCGGTTACAGATCCAGCAGTATTTGTTGGAACTGGAAATCAAGCAGATATTGTTGACCTTGCCTTTATCGGAGAGTACGCAACTTCAATTTCTACAATTACAAAAACTGTTTCAAATAAGGCCTTAACATCAAACGTTGCAACACTAACAACATCAGCAGAACATACATATCTTGCAGGAGATGTTGTAGTTGTTTCTGGTGTAGACGCTACATTTAACGGTACTTATAGCATTATTGACGTACCAACCAACGTAACATTTACATACGAGAAGACAGCATCAAATGTGACCTCAGCAGCAGCCTCTGGCTCTGCAGCGGTATCAGCCAGACGTAAGTTTGCTGGTATTGCAAGAGATGCATCAGACGGAGTACTTAAAGCATTTAAAGATGCAACAACTAAGCCAACTAGCACAGTTAACTTCTCTGAGGCTGGATTAGGATATTCTGATCTACGGGTTGGTGTACTTACAGCATCATCAGTTGCTCTTGGAAATGATTCAACACTTGGTACACCAACATCTGTAACACTAACAAATGCAACTGGACTTCCAGTCTCAACTGGTATTTCAGGTTTGGGCACAGGAGTAGCAACATTCCTTGGAACTCCATCTTCTGCAAACTTTGCTTCAATGATTTCAGATGAAATTGGAACAGGAAATGTTATTCTTTCTGAACTTGCAACAAATAATCAAACAGCATCTTATACACTTGTTCTTGGAGACAAGGCAAAGGTAGTTGAAATGGCTGTTGGTTCAGCAAATAATTTAACAGTTCCAGCAAATGCATCAGTTGCTTATCCAGTAGGAACACAGATTCACATTGTTCAGGTTGGATCAGGACAGACAACTGTTGTAGCAGCCGACGGAGTTACAATTAACACAGCAACAACTCTTAAGTTAAGAGCACAGTGGTCTGCAGCAACTCTGATTAAGAGAGCAGAAAACACTTGGGTTCTTGCAGGAGATCTTGCAACATCATAATAGAACTCTAATAAAATAAGTTAACTTAAAGTTAACAAGTTAAAAACTCCACACAAAAGTGGGGTTTTTTTCTTTTTGGCGCTATGCTATACTTTATTAAGACTGTGGAATAAAAATATAAGAACAGGACAACGTAGTGGAAAATAAAAAATTCTTTTTTATGGCAGGTCTTCAAAGATCTGGTGGAACCGTATTATCATCAATATTAAACCAAAACCCTAGAATGCATTGTTCACCTTTGTCTCCACTTATGTCAATGCTTGAAGAATCTGAAAAATCTTATCAATTTCATCAAAACCTTAATTTTGATAGAAGTTCTGGAATTAATTCTGTATTAAAAAATATGACTAACAATTTTTATTCTGATCATAATGAAAAATATATAATAGATAAAAACCATTGGTGGTCATTTCCAATAGGGGTAGACATAATAAATAAATATATTACAGAAGACATTAAGATTATTTGCCCAGTTAGAGACATAATAGAAGTACTTGCGTCATTTAATACTATTATTGAAAAAAATAATATTAAAAATGCATACAACGCTATTGATGATGGTACATTAAGATATACTCACCCAGACAAGCCTATGGCAGATAGGCGAGCAGACTTTATGATGATGCCAGATAAAGACATATCCTCACATCTTTATGGAATGGGTTTTGCCAAGCAACCAGAATTTAGACACATGTTTCATTTTATTGAGTACAATGATCTTATAAAAAACCCTAAAAGGGTTTTAAATGATCTCTATGATTATTTAGAAATTGAAAAGTTTGATCATATTTTTGAGGGATTGGAGTCAAACATTCCAAGAGAAAACACTATTGGTATTTATGATTTACATACCGTACATCCTAAATTAGAAAAAAAATCTGTTGACCCTAGAAGCATATTTAGTGAAGACACAATACGTAGATATTCTGGACTTGAATTTTGGAGAGATTTAAAATAATAGTTTTGACAGAGTTTAATTTTTAAGGTATACTCTATAATATAAGAAAGGTTTAAAATGATTATTCAAATTATTGGTCTTCCAGGATCAGGAAAAACAGAACTGGCAAAGGCTTTAAAAGAGCGTATTAACGCTATTCATCTTAATGCAGATGAGGTTCGTGCAACAGTAAACTCAGATCTTGGATTTACTGAAGAAGACAGAATTGAACAAGCACGTCGCATGGGAGAGATGGCAAGACTTATCTCTAAGCAAGGAGTTGCTCCAGTAATTGTTGACTTTATTTGCCCAACCGATTTAACTCGTGCAGCATTTGGTAAGCCAGATATTTTGGTGTTTATGGACACAATTGATGAAAGTAGATTTGAAGATACAAACAAAATGTTTCAGCGCCCAGAGAATACTGATATTTGTTTTATTAGTCATAAATTTAATACAGAAGAAAAGGCATCTCGTATTATTGATAAGTTTGGTTTGCACGACTGGTCAGCACCCACAACACTTATGCTAGGTAGGTACCAGCCTTGGCACGAAGGCCACCACGCCCTTTACAAGGAGGCTGGCAAGAGAACTGAGCAAGTACTTCTTGGAGTCCGTAATACCTACAATACAAGTGAAAAAGATCCGCTTAAATTTGATCAGGTAAAAGAGTACATTGCTAAAGATGAGTTTATGGATGGTGCATTAGTACTAAGATTACCAAACATTACTAATATTGTGTACGGAAGAGATGTAGGATATAAGATTGAACAAGTAGATTTGGGGGCAGACATTCATGCTATTTCTGCAACACAAAAGAGAAAAGATCTTGGCATATGAATAAATTAACCTATGTATGGAAAATTGCTAAAGACAGATGGATGCGCCCATATGATGAAATTATTTTGCGTTTTAATACAAAAGCAAAAGAAGGAGATTCATTAGTATGGAGAGTTTATGTCAATGGAGTTGAACATTTAGCAAGCGGATTTGAAGTTCATGGATATATGTACGATCAAATTTCATATGAGGCAGAAGTCAAAAAATTTAATGTTGGCTGTAAGGGCAGAGTTCGCTGGGATGGAACTAAAGCAGTAATTATTACGGCAAGAAAGCAACCAGAGTCAGCATTTTGAAAGTAACAAAAGCAAGATCGCTTGTTAAGGCATTAAGTTATAGAGTTTGGGGTACATTGTCATCATTTGTTGTTGCCTATGTCCTTACAAAGAACGCCACACTTTCAGGTGCTATTGCCTTTTGGGAAACGGTAGTTAAAGTATTTATCTACTATGCACATGAGCGTGGTTGGAATAAAGTTAAATGGGGAAGAGTTAATAGTTAGTAGACTTTCTTAAAGTTAAAGTACTACACCTTAACAATAGGTATATACTTTTTGTTTTACGCTTAAATGCATTATATAATCATGATATACTTAAGACCACTTTGGAAAACTCAAAGTACTCATCTAAATTTGCTTAGAAAGGTAAATAAATGTCAGAAGTTTTTTCGTTTCGTCTATCAGAAGATTTTGTAAATAAATATAATAATGTTCCAGCACCATTTGGATTTTCAGATGCTGGGTCTAACTCATTAGGAGAAATTACATTTATTCGCACATATTCTCGTGTTAAAGAAGACGGAACAAAAGAACGTTGGCATGAGGTTTGTCGTCGTGTAATTGAGGGTATGTATTCAGTACAAAAAAATCATGCTAAAGACAACCGTCTGCCCTGGAATGATAATAAAGCACAGAAGTCTGCTCAAGAAGCATTTCAAAGAATGTTTGAATTAAAATGGACACCACCAGGTAGAGGTTTATGGGCATTTGGAACACCAATGACTATGGAAAAGCGTAACTCTGCTTCTCTTCAAAATTGTGCAATGGTATCAACAAGAGACATTGATCGTAACGACCCTGGTGCTTTATTTGCTTGGGTAATGGATGCATTAATGCTGGGTATTGGAGTTGGATTTGATACCCTTGGACAAGACAAACAAATGTCTATATATCCACCTACTGAACCAGAATCTATTTATGAAATCCCCGATACTCGTGAAGGCTGGGTTGAATCTGTTCGTCTTTTAATTAACTCATTTCTTCGCCAGAATCAACCTATTCAAGAGTTTAACTATGACCTTATCCGTCCTCTAGGAGCCCCTATTAAGGGCTTTGGAGGGGTAGCAAGCGGTCCAGCACCACTAATTGACCTACATACCCGAATCCGCAATGTCATTGGCTCTAGAGCGGGAGAATTGGTTGATTCTCGTGCAATTGTGGATATTGTTAATCTTATCGGAACATGTGTAGTTTCTGGAAATGTTCGTCGTTCTGCTACCCTTGCACTTGGAACACCAGAAGATGGTGGATTTATTAATCTTAAAAATCCAGAAGTATTTCCAGAAAGAAATTCATACGACCCTGAAAAACCAGGATGGGCTTGGATGTCAAACAATTCTATATCAGCAACAGTTGGAACAAAATATGAAGACTATGTAGATTTAATTGCAGACAATGGAGAGCCAGGTTTTATTTGGCTAGATGTTGCCAGAGAGTACGGTAGATTAAAAGATGCGCCAGACTATAAAGATTCCAGAATCATGGGATTCAATCCTTGTGCGGAGCAGCCATTAGAATCATACGAACTTTGTACACTTGTAGAAGTGCACTTAAATCGTCATGAATCTAAGGAGGACTTCCTCAAGACATTGAAGTTTGCATACCTTTACGGAAAAACCGTAACCCTAATGCCAACGCATTGGCAGCAAACAAACGGGATCATGCAAAGAAACCGTCGTATTGGAACATCGCTTACTGGTATTGCTTCTTTTGCTGATAACAGTGGACTTCCAGCATTGCGTGAATGGATGGATGAAGGGTATCAAAAGATTCGTCATTATGACCACAAGTATTCTGAGTGGCTATGTGTTCGTGAATCAGTTCGTGTAACTACAGTCAAACCTTCAGGATCTGTATCACTTCTTTCTGGAGCAACTCCTGGAGTTCACTGGGGTCCTGGAGGAGAATTTTATCTTCGTGCTATTCGTTTTGGTAATACCGATCCAATGATGTATTTATTCAAAGCAGCGGGGTACAAGATTGAAGACGACCTTGTATCAGCAAATACATCAGTTGTATATTTCCCAGTAGCATCTGGACACAAACGTGCTGAAAAGCAGGTAAGTTTGTTTGAAAAGATTGGTCTTGCTGCAACTGCTCAAAAGTATTGGTCTGATAATGGTGTTTCTGTAACTCTATCATTTGATAAAAAAGAAGAAACAAAATTTATTGCTCCAGCACTTAATATGTATGAAGGCCAGTTAAAGGCTGTTTCATTCTTACCAATGGGAAATAAAACTTACCCTCAGCAACCATACACAGAAATATCAAGAGAAGACTATAACTCGTATGTTGGAACAATTGGTAAAATTGACTGGTCTGCAATTTATGATGGCAAAGATAACTTAGATGCAGAATCTGAAAAGTACTGCTCAACAGATGCTTGTGAGATTAAATTATATTAGGCGGTATCCTGCTATAATAAGGGGATAGGAGAGCCATGTCTAACCCATCCAATTTGTATGCAGAGAAGATCTTTAGTGAACACCCTCTGGTTCTTTGGGCACTAGACGATAAACTTGATTATATAAGTTTAATCTCAGAGTCACAAAGAAATATACTTGGCCTTTGGTCTAAAACAAATTGTACGGCTTACTCTGGCACCTCTTTTGCAGGAGAACCATTTTCAACCAGTTATAACACAAAGATTAGATGTAACGTACCAGTAGGCTCAACAAATGAGGCAATACTAATCAGCCCAGGCATAGTAAATTTTCAAGACTTAGATTCAAGGCTTGGAACATTTTGCGTAGCAACACATTTTTATTCAAATACTCCCTATATTCAATCAGTTGCAATTGGATATGAATACACAGACACGACAACATCTCAAATAATTCAAAACTTAAAGGTCTTTCCAACTTCTTTATTTCAGGACTGGGGTTTTATATCTGAGACATTTGAAATCCCTGACGAAAATACAGACTTAAGGGTAGTTATAAAAATTATAACAACCTCTGGTGGAGCCACAACTGGAGACTATGAATTATATTTTAATGGTATAACTGTTGGTCAATGGTCTGAAGAGTTTAACGCAACATCTCTTGGCATAGAGTCAGAAACATTTCCAGCAAGCATTGATCTAACAACAACTAACAATGTTGTTGCAGCATCTGCTTATGGAATCTCTTCAGATACAGCATATTATTTAGTTGATGGAAATTATCTTGCTGCAAAGAATACTGGAATTCCATTAGTTTTTGGTGCATCTGGAATTACAAAACTTGTACCAAATGGAAACGACCCATCAATTATTTTTCCTGGCAAAGGCTTTTTGCATGAAGAGGGAAGATATAATAATTATACTGTTGAATTTTGGGCAAGACTTAGTTCAGAGACAAATACAGCCAAAAGAATATTTGGTCCTATTGGAAGCGAAGATGGACTCTATGTAGAGGGTGGATTCTTAACACTTTTTATTGGAGGAAATTTTGCTTCACACTTTGTTGGTGAGTGGTTTAGGCCAATGCTAATTCATATTGCTTTAACTAGTAATAACGCAATAGTAATGATAAATGGAGAGCAAGTTATATCTTTAGATTTTATTACTTCGTCAATTAGTTTAGCCTCTGGAGTTGAAGAAAATTGGCTTGGATTCTATGCACACGAAGATGTAACTCCAATTGAGATAGATGCCCTTGCTATTTATTCTTACAGAGTTCCAGACATTGTTGCAAAAAGACGTTGGGTTTATGGTCAGGGCGTAGGTTCATCAGAAAATATTGATTCTGCCTATAGCGGAACCTCTGCCGTAATTGATTATCCATTTGCTGACTATACCGCCAATTATAATTACCCAAGTTTTGCACAATGGCAACAGGGGAGTTTTGATAACTTATCAACAACTGCAACATCATTAACAACCCCTGAATATGTTTTGCCTACAATTTTTACGGGCACAAAAACCATTCAAGACTTATATGATGATTCAGATACACTATATTCAAACATAGCAAGTGGAAACCTTGGCACCGATAGTAGATTCATATCACTAAATCCTAACAACTCCTGGGACAATGAAGGAGCATATATTAACTTTTCAAACTTTAATATATTAAATGATCAAGTGGCTTCTGTCTACGGAGTCTTTCAAATAAACAACCAAGGCAGTGGAACCAACGATGAAGAACAGATATTATTTAAAATATACAATCAAAGCACAGGAAATTATTTTACTGTTAATGTAGATGGTCTGGAGATTGTTTACTCTTTAGTCTACGGTGGAGTTTCAGAAGAAATTTATCGTACAGACGATATTGGACTTCAGGAACTTTTTGCAGCAGGAATTAATATTCAAAATCTTGTGTTACAAAATGGTGGAAATGTCGCTACATTCTTTGGAAATCAAAACTCTTTAAGCCTTTACGTTGGTGGAGACAATTCTGGAGATAAAACCTTTAAGGGTTATATTTTTTCTGTTGGTCTTTCAACAGCCTTAAACTCAAATAAGATATCACAATATTTTGAAGATAATGGAACTGCTATCGTTGATACCTATGTTGGAAGCGGAGTTGAGTATTCAGAAAATGCCCTTGCCCTTTTAGAACACACAGCAAGTTATACTCTTTTGCCAACATTTGCATATAATAAATTATTTTTAGATATTGGAGTTTCAGGGCATTGGGAAGACTATTTACCATTATCTTATTTTGGACAATACGTTCAGAATGATATTGGAAATTCTTTTTATGACTTAGACTTCTTACAGTTTAATCTTGGATATCCATCTACATCTAGCCTACTGCAATCAGAGACTGTTGGATCCTGGACATACCAAGGATTAAAGGATGAGTATAGAATCCCAACAGAAAAAACCTATGGAGAATTAGATAATGCACTCTTTACTGGTTGGAGCAACTATCAAGATTTATCACAAAAATCTTTAAAGAATTATGAATATAATACAGAGCAAGCATCAATTAGAAGTTATATAACTTTTCAGTATATTCAGGAGGGGGCGAATGCACTACCTAGCAATTTTACAACTACAGTTTCTGCAAAAGAAAACTCAATTGTTGACGTTTCTGAATACGCATCTTGGAATAGCACAAAATTTGAGGTTGTTGATAATACATTAATCTATCCAAGAAAAGACATTGACTTTAATGATTTGGCAATTGTTTATAGTCTTGACTTTAATGTTCGTGGAATCTTAACAAAGCCAGTATCTCTTAAAAAACTAGAACTTGCGTCTCAGTCTTTTAATGAAAACTCATTTAACCCCATTGGAACAAGATTTGGAACAGATCTATTCCCATACAAACGCTCTGGAATATACTATGACTATAAAGGAAAAAATCCTTTTAGTATTTATAAAGGAAGTACTCCATATCTTTATTTTAATAAAACATCTGGAATCCAGGTTCGTGGAGACTTTGACTATAATTTTGATCGTGGTATTTCAATGCCAATTAATCAGTCTATTGCAGACAACTATAGAGTAAGTGCTTTTCAGTCTTGGGTCAAATATGATAAAAGATCTTTTCCTTTAACACCAATAAGTTTGTTTGAAATAAAACATAAAGCAGACACAATTGTTTTTAATATTGTTGCAAATGATGAGTTTGGACAAAGAGGAAGAATATTTGCAAAAAATAAAAGCGATAACTCAGACTTTGACAACCTATCATATTTTATAAACGGAAAACTTGTTTATAATCCAGTGTTGACCCTTAACGAATGGTCCGTACTAGGTATAAACTTTGGAACAGCCTTAAACCTTGATTTATTTTTGGGATCTATAAATCTAAATAGTCCAGCAATATTTAATAATATTTCTTTTTACCAAGCAAATAATCTTCAGCAGTTACAGTCTAGAGGCACTAGACCTTGGAGTAGAGTTAAGCAAGAAGATGGGCTTAATAATGACTGGGCATTTTGGCTAAATAACTACTCTTGGGACAGTACATTATTTACATTAGCCTCAGCCTTGTATGGCGTAAATGCACAGGATGTTTATAATAATTACATGGGAACTAATAAGATTATCATTGATGACGAAGAGGGTATGATATTTGATGCTGACAAGATGAGAGTCTATAATGACACTAGTTGGTCAGTATCTGTAGGTACACCAGTGTAATCTGGTATACTTGTGGTTATGGATTCTTTATTTAGCCCAAAAACTGGCAAACCAATTGTTGAAAATGTAAGACGCAAGGTCATTGATAAGCATTATGACTGGGGTCTTTACGTATACAAGAAGTCAAACGGAAAGTGGTTTACTGATGGAACGGGTTCTGTATTAAACATTCCCGCTCAAAAAGGTGACATCTCAAAGATTGCAGAACTTAAGAGGGCTGCAATATTCAATGGCGACGATGGGGAAGGTACAGCACACTTTGTTGCTGGATTAACCAGAGTATCTGAAGAAGAATATTCAGAACAAAAAGATAGAATGAGACAGGGTTTAATTCCAAATGTTAATGACTTAGGCGCTATCGCTGATGCACAAAAAACATTAAAAACACACGGAAGGGATGCGTACGAAAGTGACTGATGACGATGACTTCCAGTATGTAAGAGCAAGTTTAAATACTCAAGAGCAAGAAGAAAGTCAATTTAATTTAAATGACCCATTTAATAAAAACTGGGAAGAGTTACAAAAATACTCTGGCCTAGATCAAAACTTCCGTCGTCGTGTAGCAAGACAAGTAAGCAAAGCAATAACTCCAAATGAAGCATATTTAGATTCTGCAAATGCAGTTCCGTCTGGAGTAGATGCTGGATCAAAGGCTCTTAATCCTGGAACGGTATATAGAAATGGATACGGTCTATTTGACGTAATCACACCACCATATAACATGTATGAACTTGCAAACTTCTACGATACCTCTTTTGCTAACCACGCTGCAATTGATGCAAAGGTAGAAAATATTGTAGGTCTTGGATATCGCTTTGATATTGCAGATAGAACTGCACTTAGACTAGAAATGTCAGAAGATGAATCAGCAACTGAAAGAGCAAGAAATAGAATTGAAAGAGCCAAGATTGAATTACGTGACTGGCTAGAAAACCTTAATGATGATGATAGTTTTACAAAGATCATGGAAAAGGTTTACACAGATGTTGAAGCAACTGGAAATGGATTTATTGAAGTTGGAAGAACAATCAAGGGCGAGATTGGTTACATTGGACACATCCCAGCAACCACTGTTCGTGTTCGTAGACTTAATGATGGCTACCTTCAAATTATTGGTCAGGCTGTTGTTTATTTTAGAAATTTTGGTGCAAATAATCCAAACCCAGTAACAGCAGATAGCCGTGCAAATGAAATTATTCATCTTAAGTCATATTCTCCACTAAACACGTACTATGGTATTCCAGACATTGTTTCTGCAATGCCATCTTTAATTGGAGATCAACTTGCTTCAAGATACAACATTGACTATTTTGAAAATAAAGCAGTGCCACGATACATTATTACTCTAAAGGGTGCAAAACTATCTGGAGACGCAGAAGATAAGATGTTTAGATTCCTTCAGACTGGTCTAAAGTCTCAGTCTCACAGAACTCTATATATTCCACTTCCTGGAGATACAGATCAAAACAAGGTTGAGTTCAAGATGGAGCCAATTGAAAACGGTATCCAAGATGGATCATTTAAAGAATATCGTAAGCAAAATCGTGACGACATTTTAATTGCTCATCAAGTACCTATTTCAAAACTAGGTGGATCAGAGTCTGGACTTGCAGCAGCACTTTCTCAGGATAGAACATTTAAGGAGCAGGTTTCACGACCTGCCCAACATCATCTTGAGAAGGTAGTCAACAAGATCATTAAGGAAAAGACAGATGTTCTTGAACTTAAGTTTAATGAACTAACTCTTACTGATGAAATCGCCCAGTCTCAGATTCTTGAGAGATACGTTAAGACTCAGGTTATGACTCCAAATGAGGCTCGCACAGCACTTGATTTGCCACAGAGAAAAGATGGAGATACTCCATTTGTGATGACTCCAAGACAGGCAACAGATGCTAGAGCAGACCTTGCTGGTAATCGCCAAAGGGATGCAGAAAGAACAAATAGCCAATCAGATGGTGCCGCAACCCTTGATGGACGCAATCCACAGGGAGAGGGAAGAGCGTCTCAATAATTGAGAAATCTCTTAAAACATTTGGTATAATGGATAACGATATGTTAATCAATAAAGCACACTGGACAACAGACAAGAATAG